TTCACTTGCTGAACCTGCTGGAGCATCTAAGCCCCATGGACGATAGTATTGTCCCCAACGTTCGTTGTCGTATGGTTGACCATCTACTGATGCCTCAAACATTTCTTTCATAATACGTAGTTCAGCTTCGCCTGGCTTCTTAGGCAAGAATGTGTTAAGGTCAAACAATCCATGTGCTTCAATAGCGGTTTGTTCAGCCTCAGTCAATGCTGTTTCTCTACGTGCCCAATTACTTGTACTGTAATCTGCGTAACCACCTTTGCTAGACTTCTTAATGTTGAAGTCAAGACCACGTGTGTAGTCTGTTGGCAATTCCATGATTTCAGGATCTAGTAATCCACTCTTAACGATTGGGATGATTTGTGGACTGATAACGAATCTACGAATTGGATTCGCAGGGGTCTTGTCATCACCAAGTGGGTTTTGACGTACAAAGCCTTGAAAAATGTAACTACGCTTCTTCCAATACTTGTTAGCCATTTCTTTCAATGTTTCATCTTTATACCAAGGACGAACCTCAGCTAAGATAGGGCAAGTAGAACCATCGTTATACATTTCTACACACGGAACTTGAACGATAACCTGTTTCATTTCAGGATGACCTTTAACTCCGTTGAATGCTAGTTTGATGATTTGTTTTTCTACCCAGAAGAATTCGTTCTTTGTATCACCATCGGGCAAGAAACGAATACTAGCAGTAGTGCCTTCGTCCATGTTCCAGTGAGGGTAGATAGAATTATCTGATTGGGTGTTAGAACCCTTGTTGTTTGATTTTGTGTCTTGCGCTGCGATACGTGCGCGGATGTCTGCTAATGATGCCATATAAATATTCCTTATAAATTTGAGATGGTCTCGTTTTTTTAATTCGCTACTTCACCATGAAGTAACTAACACGATGAGTAAGTATAGCAACACTTTCTCGTCCTGTCAATAGTATTTATGCCTGTTATGGCAAACCTCACTTTTTAAGTGAGGTTTTTGATGGGTAATTTACCCTTATCTTCTGTGATTCATAATCGTTAAGATACGGGCTAATTCATCTGTAGATTCATCAAGTGAACTAGTATCCTTTTCTACATCAGCTAAATGTGCATCAATACCAGCTGTACCTTTTAGTCCCCATTTTTGTGCAGCCTTTTGTGCTGCTTGGTAACTACTGCTTGCTTTAACTTCGCACTTACCTTTTTTTGCATGTACACAAACATAAGGTCTTTCTTCTGATTCGTTAACTTCTTCTTTATCATCTTTCGGAATAGCTTGTTTTGCTAAATGTTTTGCCCTAGAATGACCACCGTGTTCGGCACCATCTTTACCTTTAGTGTCTTTGTTTTCTTTATCTTCTTTTTCACGCTTTTCGGCTTCATCATCATCTTCCCAAGGTAATGCTGCTTCCAATACACTACCGATATCAGTCTGACTCTTATCAAGAGGTTTTGATGCTGGCTTAGACAACCTCTTCAATACACTTGCTATCTTTTGATGAATTCTATCTGTTCCAGCTTCAATTGGATCAGTACTCCAATCGGTTGGGGGACGCTCGTAATCATTTGGATTCAAGTCTCTGTCATATTGTGTATGTGTACCTTCGTCCATTTCATCTTCGGTAGTAACTGCTTGAGCATCCATGTTGATGAAGTTTTCGTTGGCACCGACTAATTTGCCTACAGCACCTTTTGGTCCTACCTTCTCTGTTGGGCCTAATTGACCTACACGCTTTTGGTTAGCATCAAGACCTTCGTCAACTTCTTCTTCTTTTTTACTAAATTGAGCACGAATTTTTTGCATTTTTTCTTTACCAACATGTTTACGACCTGCGTCACGCAATTTATCCATACCATCTTTACCATACTTCTTGTCACCCAAGTATGCTTGCAATGCACTTTCATCTATACCTAAATGATCTGCTAACTTTTGACCGATGTATTCACTCGCATCAGCGTCATAGTTTTTGATATCACCTTGATTGAAGTAGTAATCCCATAGATCAGATTCTAAATCATAATCCATATCACCACCTTTTCTAAAGATTTCAACTGCTTTTGGATGTTGTGCTAAGATAGCATCAATACCACCTTCACTTTCAGCAAATCCACCAAAACTTTCTGTACTGTTATCTTCTGGAATACCAACTGGGTTGTTAGATTTAATACTTTCTTCTTCAACTAAGCTATCAGCCCACTCTGCTAACTTGTTCATTTCTTTGTCAACGACTGACTCACCTATCTTCTTGTGTATTCTGCTTAGTATTGGCATTACACTTTCAATACGTGGGTCTAATGTCTCTTGTACAAACAATTCATTTAGATTAGATTCATCACCTTCAGTTTCCATCAATGCAGGTGTCCAACTTTCAAAATAAGCATTGTAACCACGCTTACCAGTCATACGGCTCAATGATTCACGTAGACTTGCATAATGTGCGATACCTTCATTAACTAATGACTGTGCTGATTCATTAAACTGTCCATTACGTGTAGCACGAACAAATCCAGCCATCTTACTATATTCTTCACAAAGACTATGAACATGGTTCCAACGGTCATCATTGACTTTGCCACCTTCGGCGATATGTCTAGCATACACACGGGCGATACCAGGCTTCTTGGTATCAAGTAGATACCGTTCACCTAATTGATTCTCTAGAAAGATTTTATTGATGTTACGATAGCGTTGTTCACCTTCTTCGATGACACGACTATGTTCAATAACAATTTTCACTGTAGGTATAGCATCGCTATAACTAGCTTTTTTGCCCATTGGGTAGTAACCTTCTGCTATTTTGTCTTTGTTTCTCATATGTTTCCTTCTTGCCATGTCATCATTAACTTGGTCTCTGTTTTTTGTGTCAAATCTTTTAAGTCCTTTAGTCATCCTAAAAGCACTTAATTGATGTAGTAATCCACTCCATGTATCATCATAGTCTAATCCCGGAGTCTTATCTTCGGGACTATTTCCAACATCGTCATCAAAATAAACAGTTAATGTTCTATCTTCATCTATTGAAGCATAAACAGTACCGTAATCTTCTCCGTCTTTGGTGAAAGTAAACTTGATAACATCTGCTTCATCTGGAATAGGTGTAACGTCACCCGACGCATCTAAGGATTTTGGTTTATATTTAGATAACATTCTATAAAGACTGTTATTCAATGATTCTATATTTGTTGGCATAATTGTATTTATCTCTAACTCAACTTAGCACGGCAAAGAATGGTAGTGGGGCAATGAATTCTTCGTGGTCCTTAACATAACTGTCTAATTCAAAGTGATATGAACCTAATTCTTGTATCATTCTTACACTCAATAAGCTGGCCATTATCAAATCGTCTGTGTCCCCGACTTTAGCAGCATAACTACCCGCATGTGCTACAAACGCTTTCAATTCACTGATAAGACTACGACTATTTACGGTTAGTTTCTTGCTCTCAAGCAATGTCTTAAACTTGGCACAAGCGGTTAATTTACTTTTGTTTGTTGTATTGAAACCTTTGCGTTTCTTGCCCGGTTCACTAATAAAGATTCCCGGGATGTTATTCTCTCCATATTCGTTTAGTGATACTAATGCTGCTTCGCCAATGCTGTTATTCTCTACGGAGTAGTATACATTATTTGGTTCACCTGTACATTCTACGATATACTTGTTTATCTGCGCCATTAGTTTAATCTGTGTTGGGATGTCAGTTTTGTTATGTTTCCATTCACCAACTTGAGTGACTGTATTTGCTTCATATATTTGTATCGCTGCCGGGTCATTACCCGTACCGATACTAGGATCTAATGCTACTGTATAGATATTACCTTTAGTTGGCTTCTGATACCAACGAACTTGTCCCATTCTAGTTATAGGTTCTATGCCTTCTAGCATCAATAATGTATTAGGATTAATAAGTGTTTCATCAGCAATAATGAATTCACACCCAATCTCACGACGGAATCTATCTTCACCAAGTTGTGCTTTCATTTCTTCAGCCCACTTTTGATCTCGTCCCGGTTGTTCTTGCCAGTCTGCTCTATATGCTTTGAATCCGTTGACACCTAATTCAGTAGTGTTACCAAACTCATCCTCAGTTTTGTTAGCACCTTTCCAGATGAAAGCAAACTGATCCTCATCACTATTTGGGGTACTTGTGATAATTGCTTTACCACCAGTACTTAATGTTGGTGTGATAGATGTCCAGAACTCTCTAGCGATACTTGGTCTAACGAATGCGAACTCGTCTAGGTATAATAGTGTGATAGACATACCACGACCTGTATTTTCAGTAGTTGTTGCACTTACAATACGACTACCATTTTCAAAGTCTAATGAGCCTTTGTTGTATGTTGTGACACCTGCTTTAATATGATCTGGACAATTTTCGTATGCGTATCTTACACGCTGCATAATTTCTTGTGCGCCTGTGTATTTGTGTGCTGCGATAAGAATCGTACTGTCTGGTACAAACATAGCATACCAAAGTATGTAACCAGCAGCACTAGTTGATTTACCTGATTGTCGAGGCATCAAACTGATACTATAGCGATAGTTATGATAAGTGTTGATTAATCGTTTTTGATAATCATAAGGATGATATACCATGCTACCTTTTGTAGGATGTTGTATCATAAAGAAGTTATCCATGAAGTATAGATAACCTGTGTCAGGGTCGCAGCACTTTATAAAGTCCTGTAATTCCTTATCGTTCTTAAATTTTGTTTTAGTATAAGGATCTTTAACTAGTGATGCTTGACCTGTTTTATTCATAATTATATTTATCGCAATATATGCTAACTCTTAGAAAATGGGTCCTCACCAGTCAGATATGTTTTAGCGAACATCAGCTTGAACCATGCTTGATCGCCAGGCTTGATGTTATTCTCACGCATATATTGTTGTTTCTTTTGTGCTAATTCATGTAGTGGTGTGTATGAATATTCACCAGTTACTTGTCCAGACCCACTCAATCGTTTTAGTTCGTCAAGAGTCATATCCTTCTCAGGGAGTTTTGTATCCTTGAGTTTAGAATAACCGTTTTGAATTTTAGCTTGCTTGAAGGGGTCGAACATAAAAAAATACTCACTTGTAGTGAGTATTTATTGCTTTACTTGATATCAAGCGGTCGCTGCTTAGTAGCAACGATACAGTAAAAATGCTCTTTTGCCTTTTTCTTTTCACCCTCTGGATCTGCATCATTGGGAAATTCAATGTCAAATTCAAAGTTTTGAAACAAGTCAATATTGAATCCAGTGCGTGTAATCAATGCTGCTAGTTGATTCTTACCTAAAATACTATAGTGATTTAGGTTAAATTCATGCTGTCTTTCAGTATCGGGTGCAGGAACTTCGATGTATATCTTACCGAACTGCTTAAGTATACGATTATATTCCATCAAACTAAAGATAGGATATGGACTATGTTCTAGTGCATGACGCAAGAAGATAAAATCTACACTTTCATCATGGTATCCATCTTTTTGTGGGATGAAACTCAAGTCATATTTCTTAATCGTATGACCTTTATCTTCGCAGATTTTGATATCGCCGGGACTTAATGTTACACCAGTTAAGTCAGTATAACCCCGTGATTTCATCTCGTCTAAGAAGTAACCAGGGCCACAACCTAAATCTAGTATCTTGCTATCTTTTTTGAGATTCAATGGGTCGATATATTGTTCAACCACTGATTTAGTCAATGACGAATGCATCTGACTATCGCCCTCATCGTAGATGTGAGCAGTATACAACCATTCGTTATAAAATTTTAGTTTGATTAAGTCAAGTGTTTGGTTAATATCGATTATCATTTAGATTCCTATAATTTGATATAATTACTTATTCTAGGAATATGATGATTGATTATTTTCTTTTGTAACCTTTGAATGGTTTCACTAAACTTTGTGTATTTGTATCTTCGGGTTCTTTACTCTTTGAGTATGGAACAACATTCTTTTTATCAGTTGGAATAGTTTTGGTAGCTGATATAAACATGTTATGTTCTTCTTCGGTATATGGATGAACTGTGTTATACTTTTCAGCAAAACTTGAATTATCCATCTCTACTGCATCTTTGCTCTTACCGTCTGCCATCCCCATAGCCATCATTAGACGATTCAAGTGGTAGATGCGATCATATCCACCAACATCACGGCTTTTGTAAACACCCTGTGTAGCTTGACTATGATGGTCATGCATCTTACCTTCACCTTCAGTTAAAAACTCACTGGCTCTCATTTTGGATATCCTTTAAAGCCTTTTATCGGGCTAACTTTATCTACATCAGTTGTCTCTACGCTAGTAGGAGTACTGACCATCTTTTTACCACTTAGTCCCATTTGCTTAAGTGCGTCATCAATATAAGGTCCTACATCATGTCCATAACTTACAACAATCTCGCTCTCACCGAACGGACCTTCTCGTGTCATGCTGCTTACACCATCTTTACTGCGCTGTTCAGCACCCTTTGCACCTGCAATCGCTACACTAAATCTATACTGTAGATAAGCATCCTGATTAGGCAATTCAGGTATAGCATAAGTAGCAGGCAAAGCACCCATTTGATCAGGTAACAATTTGCTAGTAGTAGCTTCCGTTACAAATTCTTTTGCTCTCATACTGTGATATCATTTTCAGTTTGAATAATGAAATTATTTTCTGTATCAATAACAGTGTTAGTCAATGGGGTTTCTGTTTGTAAATCTAAGCCTGGTACAGGAACACCTGTCCATGTAATCTGTGCTGATATAAAATGAAACATGGTAGTGTCAACTATCGGATTAACTAATATACAAACATTAGAATCGATTATATCCATATCATATCCAGTTAGTACATTGCCATTAAACAATGTATTGTGACCGTTCCATTTCAATCCGCTACCATCATTAATTACTGATACATTTAATGTGATGTTTTCTGTATCAGTTGATGATGTATCATTAGAATTAACTTGAAAAATACCCTGTGTAAATGATTCAATGGGTGCAGTAAATATAACTTGTCCAGCTGTATTTCCAGTTGAATAAGCACTTGAAGTAAAGAATCCGGTACTATATAATTGACTGAAATTATTGTTAATCTTTTGAAATGCAGTACGTAACGGATCACCTTCGCCATCATTTGGCGCTGCGCCTACATTAATTATTTCTTGGGTCATGTCTAAATCCTAAACTATATTGTATTTATCAGAGTTTTGGATTAGTTAGATTCATCCCATAATTTCTTCTGAGTCTGATACCATTCGATCCAGCTGTCATATTTGACTGCACACTCGTGGTAAGTGCCGTAATTTTTGACTACAGTCTTAGTGAAATCTACGATTGTGACATTATCACCCTCGATAGTTTCTAGTTGCTTAGGACAACCTTTTAATAAAGTAGCAGGTGCTTCGGGGAATCTAGGTGTCAATGGTACAGGGGTAGAACATCCTGTTATTAAGAATGCTAATATTATGAATATTACCAACACAAATAGTTTAATTAGTCTCATTTTGTCGCCTCATGCGGTATGGTTGCTGCATCATTGATTGATTTTAATATCACTTGAGGAATAGCAGGGCAATTCTCAACATACTTTATCACTTCGTTATCTTTTACTACTTCTTTGTCAACATATTTTATGATATCTTGACCTTTAGTCTTTATATATTCTGTCTTGGTGACTACTTTTTCCACAATCTCTACGTTTTTTTCTTGGCTTTGTGCTTCTTTTGTTGCTAGTTTAGCTTCTACTTCTTTGACTTTTAGTTGCCAAGATTCTTCGTTAGCTAATCCACCTTCTATATAAAGTCCAAAACTCAACAATAATAGACTAATTATCTGTATAGGTAGTTGATATGTTCTGATGAACGGGATAAACCCTAGAACGAATCCAGCGATGGTTCCTAATATTCCTGCTATTAGGATGATATGAGATACAAAATCAGGAAGAAAGTGTAGTATGAACATGCATATATTTATGCCCAGAACAACCCGCTTATGTATAATACTAGCATAATTATGTTTAGTACCCACATACTAGGTTGTTTCCACATGAAACCTAACCACATCCATAAAAATGCGGTCATTATTCCCATATATTTGTTGTATGGGATAAAATCGTGACTAGTTAAATATACAGTTATTAACGCAAATACAGTCGCTGCCCACTTGACTACGAATTCAGTTGTTATTTTTGGCATAGTATTCTGAGTTTTTCAACCAATTGTAGTAGTTTTGAAATCCTTCTTCTACATCAACTTTTGGATTGAAACCAAAGTCTTGTCTAGCTGCATCAATATTCAATGCACCCCTACTAGGGAAATCTATATCCTTGCCCTTAACTTCTAAATGACCACCGCCTGCTAGTTTTAGTGCCATCTGTGCAGCCTTGAGCAATGTAACGCTATGGCTCTTTGTGATGTTGTAAGTCTTATTCTCTGTATTGTCGCTTAATGCCGCGGCAACAATACCATCAGCCGCATCGTCTACATAAGTAAAGTCTAGTGTTTCATGCTCACCGTTGACTTTCAATACGCTTCCCCTCATCGCTGTCAGTAAGAATTTACTGATAACCCTATCTTCAACATCTAACGGGCCATAAACAGCACTGGGGCGAATAATAGTATGAA